GTCGCCACGCGACCCTTCACCTTGGTGATTCCCGAAACATGCAGAGTGCGGAACTTAGTCTTGCCTCCATCGTCGAGGTCTTGCACCTCTCCTTGGATGTAACGGCGACCCGAACCTTTGGCGTGATCGGTGTGATCAACTGACTTGATCACGAACTGACGCACACCGTCATTCTTAACAGAGGATTCGTCGCGGTTGTAGTAAGTCACAACGCGATTGGTCAGCTTACGCTTGAGGTCTTCATCGCTGAGTCCATAGAGGGCATGGTCGAACTTGTAGTTGATGCCGACATTGGTAGTGGTAGTGGTAGTGGTAGTGGTGTTTTTCATAACGAGGTAATTATACTCTAGATTTTGATTGGGTGCAAGGATTATTTTGCTATTAAAGTGATTTTTTTTAGAGGTAGGAAGCGACAGACACAAGGGCTTCGACCTCTGCTTTTTTGGCTGCGCGTTTAGCTGCGCGAATATCGAGGAGAGCTTTCGCTGCTTGCTCGCGGGTGATAGCTTGGAACTTGTATCTGCTCCACTGGCTATTTTTTACAGAGATGTGCAAGTAAGTCATGCCAGTGCGATAAACCGAGAGAATGAGATGCTTGGTCTTGTAGGTGCGGAACTTTGGTGATGTAGTAGTGTCAGACATGGGCATAGTATAAAACAGATCACTTATAATTAAAAGCTTTTTCTGCATAAAAATGTATTTTTTTAGGGGGGGGTTTTCTCAAAGGTTTTTGACTTTTGCGTTCGGCGCATTCGGCGCGGGGGGTGGTGAACACTATAAAGAAGTTATTTTTCGTATTAAAAGTGGCGGTGCGTCATATAATAAAATACAAACACACCTTCGCGGTGTAATAAATAAAAAGCAATGATAAAAGACAGCAGCTTGTTATTGGGTCATATTGAATTAACAAAAAAGCAAAAAGAATTCTATGACATAATGTCAGACAACAATACTCGGATTGTGTTTTTGGGTGGGCCAGCAGGAACGGCTAAGACATTTTTATCGGTTTATAGTGCCTTAGATTTGTACAATAGTGACAAAAACTTAAAAATATTGTATTTGCGTAGTGTTGTGGAGAGTGCGGATAGGGGGATAGGTTTTCTGAAAGGTGATATGGATGATAAGTTTGGGCCATATATGGCTCCGTTACTGGATAAGATTGACGAGTTATTGAACAAGCCCGAAAAAGACCAATTAAAGAACAAAAGGGTATTAGAAGCGGAGCCGATTAACTTTTTGCGCGGATGTACTTGGCGGGATAAGATTGTGATTGTGGATGAGGCGCAGAATATGAGTGTGAGAGAGTTGACTACGGTGCTTACAAGGATTGGTCGTGGTAGTAGGTTATTTGTGTGTGGTGATAGTTTGCAGAGTGACATTAGGAGTAGTGGTTTTACTAAGTTGGCTAATTTGTTTAAAGACGAGCAGAGTTCCAAAAAAGGGGTGCATAGTGTAGAATTTGGGAAAGAAGATGTGATAAGAGATAAAATTATAACATATCTTGTAGAAAAAATTGAATTATTAGCCCCAAATCAATAAAATTTCATATGAATAAAGTTTTCTGTTCTTCCTGCGGCCACAAAAACGTGTACGAGGTGACCAAACCCAAGTTTTGTTCGGCGTGTGGTTCGTCGATTGGAGCGGCAGCACCCGCGCCAGCTCGCAAAGAAGCTGTTGCTGAAATTGATTACGAGGAAGAGAATTCTCGTTCTTTTGATTTAAAAAAAATGAAGAGAGATATTGTAGCAGAAGCTAGCTCGCAAAATACTACATTAACTGATCTCTGGAAATCTGCCACTCCTGAAGATGCGAATAGGACTAGGACTTCTAGGCCAGCAGCAAATTTGCCCGAGGGTGAAGCTATGATTAAACAGAGCCAAGCTGATTGCGCTTCATCTAGAATTCAAGACATTGATGGATAAAAGGTATGAAGACCTTATTCCAGAGATAGAAGAACTTTTAAGTAGGTATAGAACCAAGTGGCAGCTTAATTCCATAGCTTGGTTGGATTATGACGATGTGTCTCAAATAATCCGCACTCATATCTATAAAAAGTGGCATTTGTGGGATCAGAAGAGAGCATTTAAGCCTTGGGCTTCTATGTTGATTAGTAATCAGATAAAGAATCTGATAAGGAATCATTATGGGAACTTTGCTAAACCGTGTTTGCGGTGTTCTTTTTATTTGGGTGGAGATGAGTGTGGTTTCACTAAGAGTAAGGAGCAGGATGAGGAGTGTGGGGATTTCGCTAAATGGAAGAATAAAAAACAAAGCGCGTTTCATTTAAAGATGCCAGTCTCTTTAGATTCTTTAATTTCGGTTAAAGATAGAATAAATGAAGATGAGTTGGACTATGACAAGAAAACGGCCAAGATACATCTTTTGGTTATGGATGAGTTAAATGATAAGCATAAAGAGATATACAAGCTTTTGTTTATAGATCATATGGATGAAACAAAGGTTGCGAAGAAGTTTGGGTTCAAGCGAGATACAAGTAAAAGAAAGACACCTAGATACAAACAAATAAACAACCTGAAGAAGAAGTTTTACAATATAGCCGCAAAGTTAATAAAAGAGGAGGATTTATAATGATATATGATTTAACAGAGAAGCAGAAAGAGGAGATTCTTAAGTTGTTTAAAAAGAACCCCGATTTAATGTTTATTACCCGCAAAGTATTTAATGACGATGAGATTGATGGGAGGTCGAAACAGGGTCGTGCGGTGAGGAAGTTCTTAGCTGAACAAGATAAAAAAGCAAATACATCACTTGCCCCGAAAGTAGAGCAGGTTCATCTCAATAGGGAACAAAAAGAGTTCTTAATGACTGACAATATTGAGGTTGGGATGAATGCATTGGAGATTGCCCGACTCACCTTTAAAGACCGTGACGTTCAACCCTTAAGTATGAAGCACAGGGTTATTGTTGATTTCTTAAAAACTTATAGACCTGAGATTGTAGATGATAACGAAATTGTTACAAAAGAGAAATGGACTCCTCCTAAATCTATAAATAGAGCTATTGTTAAAATAAACAACTTCTGTGGAGCTACTCTAGAAGAACTAACCCTCCAAACAAAACAAAAGAAACTAGTAGAGCAATTAATTATTTATTTTAAAAGCCCTCGCTTCAATCATTTTATTAATCAGTATGCTACTCTAGCCGACAGAAACTTATTCGAAAGCGAGTTCGTTCGCGCTGTTTGGGACAAGCCTGACCTCACTAACGACGAATTGAATCTATATGTGACCGTATGTGCTAACTATGTGCGCCAGAAACACATCCAGATGCGTATTGACAAGCTTAATGCACTACTAGACGACCAAGACAACGAAAGAGACATCACAATGCGTCTGACGGAGATTATCAAGGCTACCAGTGAAGAGCTTAACCAGTGCGAGAAGCGTATCGAATCTCTAACGAAAGACTTGAATGGATCTAGAACTGCAAGACTGAAAGCTAAGGGTGAAGAAAATGGATCTATCTTTGCTTTGGTCGAAGCATTCCAAGAGCGGGAGGAACGTGATCGTATGATCATGATGGCTGAACTTCAAAACAAATTAATTGAAGAAGAGGCTGATAGACTAGAGAATATGGATGACTATAAAGCACGAGTGCTTGGTATATCTAAAAAAGAGTTGTTATGAGTGAATTTGTTTGCAGGGTATGTGGTAAGTCCTTCGATAATCGTAGAAGCTTTCACGCCCACCTTAAAGCACATAGTACTTCTATTGGGGAATATTATGTGGAATATTATGGAAAGCGAGATCTTTATACAAAAGAATTATTACAATTCAAAAACTACGACCAATACTTCTCAGAAGACTTTAATAATGTAGACAATTATTTATCTTGGTTAAAGACCACCTCTCCTATCAAAGCAAAAAATCACTTAATCAATTACACTCGCGAAAGATTTAAAAATAAGGATGTAAAGTTTACTCCACCAGACTTATATTACATGCTGGCTCAAATGCCTAATATCGATTACTACCGCAAGATGTGGAGGTCTTACTCTGAGTTCTCTGAGGACTTGGGAATAAAATCTTGGTTTACTAAGAATTTACCCAAAAACTTCTGGGAACAAGAAAGTAAAGACATGCAGATATTCGTGGATACTAGAGAACAAAAGCCCCTTAATTTCGATAATAGTGTAAAGAATAAATTGGACTTCGGTGATTATACTGCCGCTGGAAAATACTACTCAAAAACCTTTGTAGATAGAAAAGCTCAAGATGATTTTAGACAAACTTTCGGGAAAGATATTAAAAGATTCAGGCGCGAAATGGATCGTTGTGTCCAGTTTAATTCTTACATGTTCATTGTTGTCGAGTCATCTATTGAAAAGATCGAAGAAGAAAACAAAGTATCAAAGTTCAAATCGAATTTAGGTTACTTGTGGCACAATGTTCGTAGTCTAATGATAGACTACCCAGAAAACATACAGTTTGTTTTTGCTTACTCAAGAGCGGGTGCAAAGAAGATTATCCCCAAGATACTACATCACGGGCAACGTCTATGGCACGTTGACGTTCAATATCATTTAGAGAAAAAAGTTCATGGCATGGCAGAAAGGAAAACAGCGGTATCGAAATGATTACTCCGCTAACGAACTTAATACATATTTAAAAACACTTGAAGGCGATTTGCCTGACGAGGAAGCTAAGTATTTATTATATAAGTTCTTAAGAGCGAATATTGCATTTACCTCCGAATTATTTTTGGGGGTAAGGTTATTCCCATTTCAGGCTATGGCCATTAAAGGGATGATGGTATCGGACTATTCGATGTTCGTATTCTCTCGTGGTATGTCTAAGACTTTCTCTACAGCTATTTATGTGTTACTTGAATGTCTACTAAACCCCAATGCAAATATAGGAGTTATTGCAGGTAGCTTCAGGCAATCAAAACAAATCTTCCAGAAGATGGAAGATATCCTTAGTAAGCCAGAGGCAAAGCTCGCAAAAGAATGCGGAGTTAAAATAACAAAAGGAACTGACCAGTGGACTTTGAAGATTGGCAATAGTCGCGCCATAGCTTTGCCATTAGCTAACGGAGAACGACTTCGTGGATTTCGATTTAATAGGATAGTGTTAGATGAGTTCTTAACAATACCAGAAAAGATATTCAATGAAGTTATCATACCATTCCTTGGAGTTGTAGAGAATCCTATTGAAAGGGAGGAACTACATAAACTAGAATCCCGCCTTATCGACAAGGGCGAGCTGAAAGAGGAAGATAGGTATGTATGGCCAAATAACAAACTGATAATACTTTCATCTCCGTCATTCAAATTCGAATATATGTATAAACTCTACAAAAAGTATGAGGGTCTTATATTCGGAGAGTTCGACAGAGACGATGATGAAGAAGAACAAGCGGCTGATGATGCATATAGATTAATTATGCAATTAAGTTACGACTGTGCTCCAACAAGACTTTACGATCAGAACCTGCTTAAACAAGCGAAGGCTACCATGTCTGAGATGCAGTTCAAACGAGAGTTCGGCGCACAGTTTGTGGATGAGAGTGATGGTTATTTCAGATTATCTAAAATGGCAGCTTGCACCATCGCTGATGGAGAGTTTCCTGCTGTTGAAGTAATTGGAAACCCAAGTGACGAGTATATTCTTGCTTTTGACCCCAACTGGGCTGGTAACACAAGTGCTGACCACTTCGCAATGCACGTATTTAAGGTTCTAGGGGACGAACAGAAGATTTGCCTTGTTCATAGCTACGCAGTGGCTGGAGTGTCCTTAAAAGAGCATATGAGGTATTTTCTGTATCTTATTCAATACTTTAATATCGTGGGTATATGCGGTGACTACAATGGAGGAGTTCAGTTCATCAACTCTTGTAATGAGAGTGAGTTATTTAAAAAGGCTAGTGTGAATATTGGAGTGATTGAAGTAGATTTAGAAAAACCTGATCAATGGCATAGTGACATCACACAATTTAAGAGTCAATATAACCAAAAGGAGAGAAAATACTGTGTCTTAAGAAAACCTACGGTCAACTGGATTCGAAGTGGTAATGAAATGTTGCAAGCAGCAATAGACCATAAAAGAATACTGTTTGGCTCCAGAGCGGTGGACGATCACTTCGACCGACAAAGAAAAGGTAATTTGCCGATTGATGAGATAAAGTGGGATAATAAAATTACAGCTACTTCTAAAGGAGCAAAAATGATTGATCTTATTGACCAACAGAAAACTAACATTGAACTTACAAAGTCAGAATGTGCTAACATTGAGGTTACTACAAACCCCCAAGGTTCACAGTCATTTAACTTGCCCCAAAACATCCGAAGACAGAAGGGGCCGAATAGAGCACGCAAAGACTCTTATTCTGCTTTGATTCTAGGGAATTGGTTCGCCAAAGTATATTTTGATTCTCTTAATGTGACTCCTGAGAAAAAACCTGAGTCTACATTTATACCGTTTACTATTTGAAAAGTTGTAAAGTAACTTTTATAACTTTAGTGTAACAATTGTTAGCATGGCAAAGCGTAAGTACACAAAACGGTCTGAATATTGGAATAAGTTCAAAAGCGACACTCCCAATCATAATTTAGAGGATATAGCTAATCAATCTTTAGCAGAGGAATTTTCTCCAGAACTTGTCGGGGAATCTTTATATGAAACTACTGCGTCTCGTCTTTCTGACCCAACAAATCGTTCAAGTTCAAGAACTAATAGCGTTACTCAAAGCTATACTAAAAATAGATTTAAAAATATTGATGATGGTCTTCTTCCATTTGATTATTCTCGTGACTCCGTAAATGTCCGTGACGCTATCCAGTTATGCCAAAAAGCTTACTTTAATGTTCCTGCCTTCAGAAGCACTATTGACATGCTATCTGATTTCGCTGACTCTGATTTATTTTTAGAGGGTGGATCTGCTAAAGCTAGGAACTTTGTGAACGCTTGGTTTAAAAGAATTAAAATTCACGATATTAAGTCACAATATTTTCGCGAATACTACCGATCAGGCAATGTATTCATGTATCGGGTAGACGGTAAGATTAAAACCGCTGATACAGGAAAGATCTTGGAAACTTATGGCGCTACTAAGAGTGTGCCTATTCCGATCAAGTATTTGATTATGAACCCAACTGATATTGCCACCAAGGGTTCTATTTCTTTTAACGATTTTCAATACTTTAAAGTTCTTACTCCCTATGAGATCTCTAGGCTTAAAGATCCTAAAACAGAGCATGAGATTGAGATGTATAACTCTTTGCCAGAAGATGTTCAGGTAAGAATCCAAAACAACACTGCCACTACCACTGAGCGTTTATATATTAAATTAGCTTCGGAGTTATTGCATGTTGTATTTGCTAAAAAACAAGACTACGAACCACTTTCTGTTCCATATGCTTTCTCTGTTCTTGATGACATCAATAAGAAGCTGGAACTTAAAAAAATTGACCAAGCCATTTCTCGTTCCATCGAGAATGTTGTTTTGTTAGTTACTATGGGCGCAGAGCCAGACAAGGGTGGAGTTAATCATAAAGCATTGGCTGCAATGCAAAACATTTTCAAGAATCAAAGCGTTGGGCGCGTTCTTGTATCTGATTATACCACAAAAGCTGACTTTGTTATTCCTGATCTCCGCAAAGTAATTGGCCCCGAAAAATATGAGATTTTAAATCGCGACATTCAAGAAGGGCTTCAGAATGTTCTCCTTGGAGATAACAAATATGCAGATGGACAACTCAAGATGAAGATATTCATTCAGCGTCTTGAAGAGTCTCGTAGTCAATTTATCAAAGATTTCCTACAGCCAGAGATACGCCGCATTTGTAAAGCTGCGGGTATGCGTTCTTGGCCAGAGGTTAAGTTTGTTAAAACAGATACTCTTGATAATTCTGATATGACCAAGCTTGCTACTCGCATGATGGAGCTTGGAGTTCTTACCCCAGAACAAGGTATGAGTGTTGTCCACAATGGAATATTCCCCCAAGCAGAAGAATTAATGTCAGCTCAAGATAAGTTCAAGGAGCAGAGGGAAGATGGTTATTACATGCCCTTAGTAAATAGCATTAACCTATTCCAAAATGAAGAAGAATCTGCTCCAGAAGCTAAACCCGAAGTTGCTCCTGTAGCTCCTTCTGGTGGTCGCCCTATGGGAGTTTCCAACTCAAACTTTTCAAAGAAACATATTGTTGAAGCTACCCAAATGGTTAGCGAGTTTGAACTTAGGGCTTATCGTGACTTTGCTCTTAAGTTTGGCTTGGATGAACTTGATGATGACAAAAAAGATTTAGTTTCTCGCGCTTGCGAATCAATCATTGTTTCTAAGCCAGCGGGTGAATGGGATGAGACTTTATCCAGCATTGTAGAAAATTTAGATAATCTTTCTGAATTAAATGTTGATCCAGATGTATTAGATGTAGGATCTAAACATCAGCTTGATGACATGTCTGCTGCAATTTTATACCACTCAACTAAAATTTAAGTGTATATCATTTTATGGATTTAAAAGATTTTGAGGTAAGTAGCTTTGATTGTAATATCAAGGCTCTCAAAGAAGCTGATTACGAAAAGTTTGGAGTATCAGAAGGATCTATCGCGGAGGCAGCTAAATCTTTACTACCTGACGACTTTGACCCATCTGCAAATGTAGATGTATTGCCTGTTGTATTTAATCTAGCCCTCGTCAACGAATTTAATAAAAACGGTGATGGCATAGATTCTGAAACAGCAGTAGCAGCCGTAAAAAGATTTATAAATAAGCCCATTAACATTGAACACAAGAAGCATAAGATCGTAGGCCACATGATCAATGCTTCTTTCTCTATGGACGAATATGATTTTAAGGATAACGCGATTGAATCATATGCTGATAAAAAAGAACCATTTTATATCAACGCTGCTGGTTTAATTTATAAAAATATTTTTCCAGAGTTAGCGGAAGCTATTGAAACAGCCGCGAAAGAAGAAAATGAAGAATATCAGAGCATTGCTACTAGCTGGGAGCTTGCATTTAAGAACTATAAAGTCGTCTATGGATCTAATAGATTGGACGAGTGTGAAGTTGCCGAAGGTTCAAAGAAGCAAGAACTTAAGCAGTATGTAAAAGGTTTTGGTGGCAAAGGCATGGATAAAAATGGCACACCAGTTCACCGATTGATACATGGTGAAACTTATCCTTTAGGAGCTGCACTAACATATAAACCTGCTGCTAGAGTTAAAGGAGTTTATACATCAGAACCACAGAAAAACGAAAAGCCTGTTGATAATTCTTTAGCAAAAGAAGATAATAATATTATTAAAAATTCCCCAAACGGAAAAAACACTGTAACAAACAACAAATTCGATATTTTTGATATGGATAAGGAACAATTCGAAACAT